CAAAGTTAAGTGATATTTTTAAAGAAATGTCATATGGACTTTGTCAAGATAGGGAAAAGATAAATGATGCGGTACAAGAATTGATGCTCTATTTTATGCAGATGAATCCTGAAACACTTAAAGGCATTTGGAAAAAAGATGGTAAAGATGGCTTAATAAGATATGGAGCAGTTGTATTAAGAAGAAGTCTAACAAGTGTAAGAAGCCCATTTTATTATAAATATGAAAAGTATTATACTCATATTGATAACTTTAGTTATAGTTGTAGTACAACTTTTAGTAATGATGATGTGGCACATAATATTGCTAATAATAAAAATATTGCAAATATTGCAAACAAAGAATTAGATAGTTATCAGTGGAAAAAACTAGAACAAATTGACAAAGAGTTAGATAAGTTAGAAAGTTGGTATGATCGTGAATTATTTAAATTGTATTATTATGAAGGTAATACTCTCGATTCTCTAGCAGCTAAGACTAAGATAAGTAGGAATAGCTTATTTACAACAATAGACAAAGTAAGAACAATATTAAAAGAGCAATTAAATGAAGATGTATAATCCAGATAAATGCAGCTCATTTGAAATGATGTTTGGTTTTCCCCAACCACAACCTCCAAAAAAAAAGAGGAAACCTAAAAAAAAGAAAAGTGAATAGATTTTTTGTTCCTGATAACATATATCAAGATAGAATAGAAATATGCAAAGGATGTGTATATTATTTTAAACCAACAGGAACTTGCAAGGATTGTGGCTGCTTTATGAAAATCAAGGCACGTTTAGCACCAATGGCTTGTAGTCAAAAGAAGTGGAATAAAACAACTGAGATAGAAACACCTGATGATTTACCACAAGAAATAATAGATGAAATATTAGATATGTGGAAAGACTTAAAAACAGGAAAAGCAAAAAATCAAGAAGCAAAACGCAGAATGATAGAAACATATAACACTATTTTCAACACTAGTTATTCACCTGGCACTAATTGTGGTAGTTGTATCTCTACGTGTTTTGATGGCATAAAAAAACTTTATCAAAAATATAGCGAATGAGAAACTTAAAAAAATTAAGAAAAGACCAATTGCTTAAAATAGATTATTTAGGCTTTTTAAGAAACCACAAAATGCACTACAAATCAAGATGGGTTGTTAAGTATAACGCTAAAGAATTAATAAAAGAGGTCAAGCTTATATTTAACCCAGAAAGATACAGGAAAAGACCTAATGCAAAAAAACTTCACACACAAAAAGGATTAATTAAAATATTAGAAAATGACAAAGAAACAAGATTACAAAGAGAGTCCTGAGCCACACTATTATCAGGGAAAGCTTTATGGGTACTCAGCTAGAAACATTGTAGATGATTTTAGTCTTAGTGCTTGGAATGCTCAGGCACTTCAATATATATTAAGAGCAGGTAAAAAAGACGGAAACCCTGCTGAACAAGACATAAGAAAAGCAATTAATGTACTACACTTTGAATTGGATAGATTATACAAAGAAAGTGATGTTAAAACAGGAGCACTAGCACAATGACTTTATATACTTGTAAATGTTGTAAAGAAAGCAAAGACGTAGGTAAAGCTAAAATAATCTATGTAGATGGTTCTTGGGTTGCTGATGTTGTTTGTAGTTGTGGTAAATATATGGATAGTGAACCTGCTGAAGGTATGCCTAACCTTATAAGGACTGAACCTACACTAAGTAAAAAAGGTGATAAACTTTGGGCTAGTGCAAAAGAAAAGTTAGTAGGTGAACGAGGTATAAATGAATCTTTTGATTAAATGAAAAACAAACCAATAAGAATAGTAAAAGACCCTAAGGCACTTGCTGAGAAAGTTATAAAGTATTTCTATGACAACCCAAAAGCAAACAGCTCAAAAGAAATGGAAGAAGTCTTTGATGTATCACACAGAAGGATAAGAAGAATACTAAGTGACCACTTAAAAGAAAAGCTAGAAAATAGCTTTGAAAGAAAAATGATAAATAAATATCTATAAATTCTATTATATAATATGAAACAACAAATAAGTATAAGTAAAGTAAAAGGAAACCCCAGCAACCCTAGAATTATTAAAAATGATAAATTTAAAAAGCTAGTGAAGTCAATAGAGGAGTTTCCAGAGATGTTAAAGTTAAGACCTATTGTAGTTGATGAAGATATGGTTGTACTCGGTGGAAATATGAGGTTAAAGGCAAGTAAAGATGCAGGACTAAAAGAAGTATGGATAGAAATAGCAGAAGGACTTACTGAAGAACAAAAGAAAGAATTTATTGTAAAAGACAATGTAGGATTTGGAGAATGGGAATGGGATATGTTAGCTAATGAATGGGATAGCGTACAGTTAGCAGAATGGGGATTAGATGTTTGGCAAAATGAAGATGATGAACAGAATAATGATGTTAATGATATTTCTGACAATATAACAGAAGAATATAGAGTAGAAATAGAGCTAGCATCAGAAAGAGAACAAGAACAAGTATTTAATGAATTAACTAAAAAAGGATATAAATGCCGAATTTTGACATTTTAAGAGAAAGCAAACCAGCTAAAACATTTCGTGTTTCTTCTGTAATGGGTAAATTTGATTTACAAACTGAACATATACAAGAACACTTCAAAGGAAGTATAGATATGCCTAATGATTGGCAAGTAGGTTTAATAGTTGGTAATAGTGGAACAGGAAAAACAACAATAGCAAAAGAATTGTTTGAAAAAGCTTATGTTACTACTTTTAAATATAAAGCAGAAACAATTTTAGATGATATGCCTGAATCTGCTTCAGTTGATGATATAACTAAAACATTTAATAGTGTTGGATTTAGTTCACCACCTAGTTGGTTAAAGCCTTATTCAGTTTTATCTAACGGACAAAAAATGAGAGTTGATTTAGCAAATGCCTTATTAAAAGAAGATAAATTAATAGTGTTTGATGAATTTACATCCGTAGTTGATAGAAATGTTGCTAAAATAGGTTCATATGCAATGCAAAAAGCAATAAGGAAATCAGATAAACAATTTATAGCAGTAACTTGTCATCACGATGTGCAAGACTGGCTACTACCTGATTGGGTGTTTAATACTGATAGTATGACCTTTCAAATACTTGAAGGGCAAAAAAAAAATAGACCAAAAGTTAAATTTGAAATATTCAAAACAAGAGATAAGTCAATCTGGAGAATATTTGCTAAACACCACTATCTAAGTCATAGTCATAATAACGCAGCACATACTTATGTTGCTTATGTAAACGAACAAATAGCAGGTTTTATAAGTATATTACATTTACCTAATAAAAAACCTAATTTAAAAAAGGTACATAGATTAGTAATATTACCAGATTATCAAGGAATAGGCATAGGAGGAAGGTTGTTAGATTTTATAGCTAAAAAATATACAGAAGATAAATTTGTAATGGGTATAACAACATCAGCACCAAGTTTGATATTTTCACTCAAAAGACATAAAGATTGGAAATGTTATTTTTTTGGTAGAAATACAGGCAAACAAAAAATGGTAGGATTTAACAAAACAAGTACAAAAAATAGAATAACAGCAGCATTTAGATATATAAAAAATGGAACAAAATAGAACAAAGATCAACAAAGAGAGATTGCTAAAAGCTTTAGAAAGTTCACTAGGAGTAATTACAACAGCATTAAAGTCTTGTGACTTATCCAGAACAAACTTTTATAAATGGTTAAAAGAAGATGAAGAATTTGCAAAGAAAGTTGAAGAAATAGAAAGCATACAACAAGACTTTATTAAATCAAAATATTATGAATGTGTAAAAGATAAAGTACCTTCAGTTGTAATTCACGCAGCTAAGACTAGACTTGGTTGGAATGAAACTAATAGAGTAGATATAACATCAGGCGATAAAGCAATTAATATGCCTATAATAAAATTTGTAGACACTGATACTGAATAAAAAATACCAATTACTATTTTCAACTGATGCCAGATATTATATTATAACAGGAGGTAGAGGTTCAGGGAAGTCTTTTGCTGTAACTGTTTTCCTTACTTTACTTACTATGTCTAAAAATATTAGAATATTATTTACAAGATTTACAATGGTATCTGCTCACTTATCAATCATTCCTGAGTTTTTAGAAAAGATAAGTTTATTAGGTTTTGAAAATATTTTTAGTGTAAATAAAGCTGAAGTATTAAACTTAAGCAATCAATCTGATATATTATCTTTC